CGGTCGAGGTGGCGGTCGAGGTGGTCATGTCGATTGTTTAATCCTTACTTACTCAGCTTTTACCCCCGTGCCATAAGCTGCGTAAGCTGCGTAAGCTGCGTAAGCTGCGTAAGCTGCGAAAGGGTGTGGAAGGGTGAGCTTTCGCAGCTTTCGCAGCTTATGGCTTTCCCCCCTCTGCGATAATGGCGTCGAGGGTGACAGGGAGTGGTGCGGTGTGATGTGAGTTATTCATGGCGGTGTATGATCCCGCCGGTTGCAAAGTCGCCTTAGATGTGGTAAAATGAATCTAGCGTTAGATCATTTTACCAGCCGTCCGGGGGCATTGCTTCCGGGCGGCTTTTTATTTGGTTTCAACGTGCGACTCGATGAAGGCGAGCAAGGCGGCCCGATCAATTAATCGGGTGGCGTGCTTTTGCCCCGGAGCTCTCAGGCTGGCGCTTCGGATCGCTCCGGAAGATATCAGCTCGTAAACCTTGGAGCGGCTTAGCCCAGTAAGTTGAACGGCTTGTGGAACTCTCAGCCATACGGCTTTGACGGTATTGGATTCAGTGGCGTTTCTCATCCTAGCCAAGAAGCCCCTAATATATCGCCATTGCAACAACTATTTTCGCGGGATGTTAGATTTTCGCGGGGTGTTAGCGTGGCGGGTGGCGGCGAACCAGCATTGAAAGGTCTGCCCGTCCCGATCGGGTGCCTCAAGCCCCAGGCTACGGGCCAGCTCGCGAAGCGGAAGCCGTTCCTTGGCCTCCTCGATTGATAAATTATTCATGACGTTTCGCCGGTTGCAAAGTCGCCTTAGATGTGGTAAAATGAATCTAACGCTAGAATCATTTTACCAGTTGTCCTGGGGGCATTGCTTCCGGGCGGCTTTTTATTTTGCGGCGATGGTGAAATTCCGATTTATCGCCTTGTAGCCCTCGAATACTCAGCATGACCGACCGACAGCTCCGAATAATCGCATGGATCGAGGGTCACCCCGGCACATCAACGGCAGCGGTCGCCAATCATTTCGACTTTACGTGCCTGTCTGCGGCATCGGATGCCCTCGAAAGAACCGCATGGAATCTCATCTTGGCTCCTGAAATGGGAATCAGGCTCATCAAAACAATACCAGAAAACCAAAAGAAACGAGCGGCATGGAAAATATTACAGAAAAGAAGCGCGCGGGCAGACCACGAAAGCAAGTCCTGACAGAGAACATCGCCGAGCCAATCCCGAAAGCGGGCGACCCGTGCAGGGTTTGCGGCGGCACCGGTCTATTGGAGGATCATGACGAAGACGGCAACGTGACCGATATCCTCAACTGCGAATGGTGCAACGGCTCAGGCATTGAGCCAGGCGAGGATGAGATTGCAATCGAGGAAGACCGGGTTACCGACGATGACATTTTGGCAATTGCCGCCGAGGTCGGGTTTCACACTCCGGCATGGGGATTCGTCGATCCCAAAAAGATCGCGGCCGCTTGCGTCAACGTGATCGGGTCGAAGCTCATGTCTCGGGCGTTTGAGGGGAAGGGGACACGATGACTCTCCTCATTGCATTCCTCCTCATGCACCTAATCGGCGGGATCCATTGGGCTGCTCACATCGCGGTATTTGTCCTTTGGTTTCTACATTTGGCGCAACACGCTCGACGAGGTTAACCGCCACCATTCCGATCCCGTAAAGCCCGCCCTAATCCGGCGGGCTTTTTCGTGTCCTAACATCCCGCGAAAATAATTCTTGCAATGGCGATATATTAGGGGCTTTTTATCCTAATGTCAGGAATTTCCCAAGAAATGCAGCCGATGACGAGGAGCTTTGACCTTGTTCGCGCATCCGTTGACGCCGATGCACGGACGGTCGAAATGGACTTTTCCAGCGAAGCACCTGTGGATAGATGGTTCGGTCGGGAAGTCCTCGACCACAAGTCAGCGTCTGTTAGACTCGACAGGCTCAATAACAAGGCACCACTCCTGCTTGATCACGATTCCCGCAATCAGATCGGCGTTGTCGAATCTGCATCAATCAAGTCAGGCAAGGGCCGGGCCCTTGTCCGCTTCTCAAAGTCTCCTGCCGGTGAGGCAATCTTTCAGGATGTGTTAGACGGCATCCGGAACAAAGTGTCTGTCGGCTATCGCGTCCACAAAATGACTCTTTCCGAGTCCGCCAAAAACGGCAATAAAGACACCTACCGAGTCGATGACTGGGAGCCTTTTGAGGTCTCGGTCGTCTCAATCCCTGCCGACGATTCTGTCGGTGTCAGGGATGCTGCTTCAATTTTCGGCCTTCGTGCCGCTCAACTATCAACTCAAATTATTATGGAAAAGTCCGAGGCTCAAACCGAAGAAGTCCGCGCCGTTGCTCCAGCAGTCGCGCCGGAGAAACCCGCCGTTGATGTTGCGCCAGTCGTGACCCGCAGCGCCGAACAACTCGAAAACGATAAGGTCATCGAGGCCGCCCGCCTGGAAAAGCGAGCCGCTGAAATCGCCCGTCTCGAAATCGCCCGTCAAACCGAGATCCGCGAGATGGGAACCGAGTTCGACATTTCCGCCGAAGACATCAAGGACGCGCTCAAGCGAGGCGCAACAGTTGACGATTTCCGGGCGGCCATCGTCGGCAAGCTCCGCGACGGATCTGCATCCTACACTATGCCAAAAGGAACCGCAGACATTCCGGACGCAGGCGTAGGCACACGCGCTCACACCGAAAACGCATGGGGCAACGCTGCAAAGCTGGCTCTTGGCGCTCGCGGTGCCGGGCTTCAAATCCCTTCTCGCGTCCAAGTCATCAGCGAAGGGAGGAATTACCTAACTGGGAACGGTGGCGTGACATTTCACCGCTCCATGGCCGGTTCGCTCACCCTTCTCGATGTTGCCAAAAGCGACCTCGGAATCGGTTATCCTGTAATCGAGGAGGCGGTGCAGATGATTCCTGAAATCGGAATCTTCCCGACTGACACCATCATCGGTGACACTATTTCTCTTTCTGTCAGGACCACAAAGGGAACCGCATCTTTCCGCTACGCAAACGAGGGCACGACCCCCCAGAAAGCCGAGTTTGAAAGCCGCGTCTTCCAGACCGGTATCGTCTCGGAGTATATTAACGTAGACATCCAAGGCGTTCTAAATGCCTCGCGTGATCCAGGTCGCTTCCTCCTCAACCAGACCGTTGCGCGAACCAAGGACGTGCTTGAGCATGTCGCAGCGCAAAGCTGGTATGGCGGCACCGCGATGAGTTCCGACACGAAGGCACCTCCAGGCCTTCTCGCTCAGTCCTCTGCCGCTGCGACGCACGTCCTCGACGCGACAGGCTCGACCGCGAAAACGTCCGTCTGGATCCTTGAGCTTGGCCAATACAGCCTTGATCACGTTTACGGCAATGATTCGGCCTTTAGTTTCTCCGACTGGAAAGAGGTTACCCATCAAGACGCTAACGGCGATAGCCTCCGCGTTTTGCAAAACTGGATCGAGGGCAGGATCACTCCTCGACTCGCGAACAAAAACGCAGCTATCCGAGTCAAGAACGTTGGCACTGACAGCGGCAAAGGACTCACTGACATTCTGCTCGCACAAGCGTTCCAGAAGGCCCGTGAAATCGGCATGAACCCAAATGCTATATTCATGACTCCTCGGAGCCAGTCGCAGCTACAGGTTTCTCGCACGACCTACAATCCGACCGGCTCACCATCGCCGCTCCCGGAGGAGTATTTCGGCGTTCCGATCTATTCGACCATCAACCTGTCAAACGCAGAAACCGTCTAATCCTCACGAAATAATATTATGAGCACTAACATTGTAAATCGTCGCAACGCATCCGATGCGCTACTGACTGTAACCAAGGCGCTTCCTGCCGCCGGGGCCGCCGCTACCTCTGACGCTATCGAAATCGGCGGCAAGGGACCGCATCGGGAGGGCACCAAGCTCCGTGTTTCGTGGCCCGTCAACAGCGTTCTGGTCGCGACCAAAACCCTGATCATCACGCTACAGAGCAGCGCAACATCAACCCTTGCCGATGCGACCGATCCAGGTTCGACCTACACCATTACCGGCGACACTGGCTTTGCGGCCGGTTACGTCGATTTTGAGCTGGGTCAGAATGTGGCCGCATTTACCGGGTTCAAAGCCGCCGTTGAAGCTGCGGGCGGTAGCAATATCGCGACCATTCTTACCGGCGAAATCATCAAATGATCGAATCTCTGCCATCCGTTCCCGGCAAAGGTGCATTGCCGTATCGTTCCGGCGATGCACCTGATGGGGATCGCGTGACGAGGGTCAAGCGAATTCTAGCGATCATCGAAACTCTCTCCGGTAAAACGGAGGCTGTTGAGGCAATCGTCGAAGATGAGCGGGCCAATCTGAAATCTTTCCTTGCCGAAGACCACAAGAGCGGCATTGAATCGCAAGTAAAAACCCTGATCGGCAAATGAGCTACGCGAGAAACGATCAAGTCTCCGCAGTATCTGACCTGATCGCGATGGACGGCGAGGTGATCAACATCGCGGGCCGGAACTACCGGGCGCATATCGAGGTGGGGGCAAACACGATGGAGGCGTCCGAATTTGGACTACACAGCCGGGACGAAACAATCCTAGCAACAATTATCAACCGAGGAGACCCACCGAGGGAAACCGAATCGGCGATGAGGGGCGGCAAGAAATACCGCATTTCATCCATCAACAAATCAGGGGAGAAAATCCTCACACTCACATTAACGAATGACTAGCACCAAACCAGACCTTTCAACTCGAGTTGAGGATTCAATTCTTGCGGTTTTGCGTGAGGCCTTCCCCGGCGTTCGTGTCGCGTCTTATAGTGATTCTGCCGATGATCAGTTCGTATCTATCGGGGTTCGTGCGGAGTCGGGCCCTGAGAATCCTATCGGGACAAACATTTTCGACGTGGGTATTGAGGTGCAATGCAAAAACCTTTCAGGTATTCAACTCCAACTCATGAGCGCCATGATCGGCACGGCTCACGCTGCTAAAGAAACGATTGAGGCCAACGCGGGCAGGTCATTCGTCATGCCTCGCGGTCAGGCCGTCGAACTCATCGGCGCTTCTCGCGTTGTCGAAGATGAAAACTCCCGAGTCGTAACACAATCACTTTCAGCATCAATCCAACCACTCTAACACCATGCCAACTCCAACCTACGTATCTGCCGCAGACTATCAAAAAGGCGTCGCCTCCGTTGAAACCGGAATCAATATTCAAGGTTTTGAACAGAGTTGGGCCAATGAGAGAATCAACATTGAAAACAAAGCCGGTTCACCGACGGGCTTTGTGCACAACTTCCTGATCTCCAGCTCTTGCACTATCACCGGCGAGGTGAATACCGCCGCCCTTACCGGCGTTCTTGGCGTTGCTCAGGGAGTTGCGGAAACCATAGCGAACGGCATTGACGGCTACGGGGTCACCACAGGGGGCTGGTATATGAATGAAATTTCAATCAGCCAGGATCGGGGATCGCTCGCCACGGCATCTGTATCGTTTGAGAAATTTCCTGACATTGCCTAAAAATGCAAGTCACTCTAATTCCGACGCATTGCCTGCGCTTTGCCGCAGCTTGCGCCGTTTGTGGGATCGAATTAGCCGAGGGAACACCCGGCATTTCAAACACGTATTCCAAGCTCAAGAAATACGACCGCGGGGAACCTGGGGACATCCATTTTTATTTGAGCGACGGGCAGGGCGTCAACCCTCTAGCAATCGCTAAAGTATGGGCTGCGCCTGACACGGAGCTTGCCGAATCAGCGACAATCAAAGCCCGGCTCGTTGCGTGCAAGACGCCCGACGAATGGGCGAAGATCGCGGATGACATTGAAGTCCTGCACCTCACCGGAGCCGTAGCGACCATTCGCCATTTCGAGCAGGGTAAGTTTCCAATCGGATCTAAAAGCGTCTCTGACGCCGAAGAGAGATCCGCGCAAATCATGTCAGACTTCGCGGGGCTTATGCGCTCCGCAAAAAGTCGCAACGGGGCGAAGTTTGCGTCGGCATTTGACGCCAACTGGACTCCGTCAATGTTTGCATGGGTTAAGGCATGGGTCGCTCAATATCTTGAGCTCAAGGACTCGTGGAAAAGCGCCAGTAAGGCGATCAAAATTGAGCGGGATGACAGATTTCCGCTAATCATTCCGCAGGGGAAAAACTTTCAGAAACTACTAAAAAAATGGACATGAGCGAAACACTGACAATCGAAGACATCGAGCGCGAGGCAGACCCTGACATGGCCGCAATGCGAGCCACGGAGTTCAACTTTAGGGGTAAAACTCTAAACCCCGTGACGAAGCTAATTTCAAACGCGGCGAGGCTCATGAGGGCGTTTCCGTTCGGCTTTGAAATGGAGTTTGCGGGAGGAGAACAAGTTATTGCGACCGGAAACGACTTTCTCGACCGGAGCGCGATCAAAGTGATGTGGCTACTGTCAGGCGATGCGACACGGGCACGAAGGGCGGCGCTCAATCCCGATAAGGCGTTCGGCGAGGCGTTTGACTGGTGGATTGAATCCGAATGCGGATCCGGCGAATACGAAGAAGCCTTTGCGGTCATCATGCAAATCAAGGCCGACATCGACGGCGTAGAGGCAACGGTCGATTCTCACGGCGGGTCCGCTAACAGCGATACGCTGGGGGAGTGATCGGGTCAGATGCAGACTACGTTTCCACAGTAGCATCTGAGCTTCCCGGTATGCCGTGGGAATATTATGTGGACGTTCTCCCGCTCGTGATCGGGATGCAGCTCCGCAATATCTCGCTTGCGAAGATCCCGAAGGTTGAGCTTGTCACGCCGGGGCGATCAGCCAAGGCAAAGGCTCGCGAGATTCTAGGCGATTTTGCCGAGGATTGGGAGTAATGTTAGGCCATGACCAACGACTCAGTGAGAATTAGAGTGGACACCGGCGAGCTTGAACGGGCGCTGCGGGATTACATGGCTTACACGTCCAAGACGCTACCGGAGGCGGTGAATAAAATCGCTATCGACGTTGCATTTCACGCTAACCGATCGGCAAAAAGGGCAACTCCTAACAACATCAAACGAGCCGACGCCAACGGAAAACTATTCCACTCGCTCGCGGCAACCGGCGCAACGAAGTTCGGCAAGGCGGTCAAGGGCCAAGGCAATGCGAAAATGGCTCAAAAGATTTTCGACGCGAGGGTGAGGGCCATCAATTATTCAAAAGCCATTTTCCTAAAGCTTGCGAAGGATCTCGGGGGCAATATGAGGTCCGCGATTGGGCGTAGCCTGCCGAGCGGGCCAACGGCAACGAGGGCGCGAAACTCAATCCGGCCGCAGGCGGTTCTTGATATTTCCGGCATCCAAGACAAGCACGCGGCGAACATCATTCAGCCCGCCATGCAAAGCGGAATCGATGCCGTAGCAAAGGACAAGCGGGAATACATCAACAAGAAGATCGCAGAGGGCGCAAGGCGACACTCGGCGCGGATGCGTTAAACATCCCGCCAAAACTCCGCCTGTTTCGCCATCGCCGAAAGACAATCCTCTTTTTCATCCTCGGTCATCGAGCTTGCTTTGACCTGCCCGATCACGACATCAAAGATTGCATTCTGAGCGGCAAGCAATTCTTCGATGTCGGCAAGCAGTCCTTCCGCTTTCGCTGCGGCAAACTCCTTCACTCGGGCGTCTGCTACCGTCTGCCGGATTCTCGCCTCCTCAAGCGTCACTCCTTCGCCGGTATCGCTATTCCGCGACGGGGCCGGCACAAGTTGAAGCATGATCCGCGTATCGTAACAGACTGAGTTTTTCTCACCTTCCTGCCCGGCAAGCCCTAGCTGGTCGGCGCGTCGCTTTACCGTAGCTCTGTCAGCCCCGACGATTGAAGCGATCTCGTTTATTGATTTGAGCATCAGCCCTCCTTATTCGGCGTTTGTTACGGGCGGCGCGAGTTTCGGCGCTCCTGTCGGGTCCGATGGCAACCCGGCACTTTCCAGAAGGGCAATATCAACCTCATTTTGAGCTACGATCTTTTCAAAGGTCTTGCCTTTCTTCCGGCAAATGTCCTGTCTCGACGTGATCCCGAGTTGAACCTCTGCGACGGCGGTTTTAATGTCATTGAGAGGATCAACCCAATCCCAGGTTCGGCCGGAAAATTCAGCGTGATTCAGCCGCTCATAGTCGGCAATAGAATAGCCGTCAATCTGATTCATCAGCAGCGCCATGCGAAGCCAGCGGGACCGGATCGGCATCTCGTGGCATTCAATGAACCATTTGCAGATCATCCGCCACGTATCGCGCTCCGAAAGAGTCCCCTGCCTGATCGATGAGTATGACACCCCCTCCAAGTCTTTTGCGAGCGTATTATAGTTCAAATAAATTCCCGCACTAACACCTCGCAAAATGGCCTTTCTAAAATCTGGGTAATCCGCGTTAGGGTGTGCGGGATCAATCATTTTTGCCGTCACGCCTGCGGGCAGAGTTTCGAAAGCGCCGGGCGAAGATGGCGCGAGGATATTTCCTCGCCCGTCATCGGCGCCGGTGTATTCCGAATCGCCCGTAGTCTCGAAAAACCCGAGCTTGTTTGACGACACGCGGGCCGCGATGACTTCAGATTCCTCATACTTCCCGAGGTGGCGCAACCTGAGCAGCACGGGGGCGAGCCACGAGAAGCCCTGAGACTGCGATACTCGCTTGGAAAGGAATAAGTGGCACAGGTTATCGGCTGGCACCGAGAACGTCTCATGGCGGGCGTAAATCGCGCCTCGCGGGTCGAGTTTATCGAGATGGTAGGCTACAGGCTCATCCCATTCGTCGTATTCGATTCCCATGTGGATTCGTTTCGCCGGGTCATTCGTGCGCGGGTTCAGCGCGTCAATCTCAAGAGCCTGCACCATAAATCCAAACTCGTTTTTGTCGATACCTTCAACAAGACGCGACAATCCCCCGCCATCACGGGCAACGGCTCGCACAGTGGCACGGGCAAGCATCGCGCGGGAATATTGGCGGGTCACGTCAAACTTTCCACGCTTTGAAAACTCCTCGTATGCTTGATCGACCTTCGCGCACGCGGTCACGTCGAGCTTGTCGGCAACCCCGCCTTTGTTTCGGCCATCAGCCTTTCGGCACATGGACTTTACGCCAATTCCGTGCTCACCGACGATGTTGCTTTCTAGCTCAGTCAGGATGCCCTCGACGTAGCCGTCGTTACGCTCGCTATCCCGTGCGCGGTCGCGAAGAGAGGCAATATCCTGTTTTCCGATCTTGTCGGCGGGGCCGGATGTGGCGAGCCAATCGGCAGTATATCGAGTGGCTTTCGCCGCCTCAAAATTCCGCTTTCCGGATGTGGCGGGGTTTCCGTGTTGGTCGAGTATCATAATTATTCAAACGTTGGGTAAACCATTCTCCCGGTTCCGAGCCCGGCATCGAGACGAGCGGCGGCGATCTCGCGCTTTAAATCGACGCGATACATGGCGAGCAGTTCCTTTGCCTGCGGGATGGGGATCTTCGTGATAGGGACGTTTCCGATGGTGTAGCTTTCGATGCCGCGCCCCTCGTCGTCACTGATTCGCCCCTCAAGGTGAGCTTCCAACATCTTCACCATCCTCCGAGCGTGAGACTCTTCTATGGGGCGGGACACGGGCGGGCGCATGACGATAGACCCGATGAGACGGGTTTCCCTTGTGGCTCCGAGGTCGATGACAACCGACGCGGAATAAGCCCCTGACGGCATCCCATCAGTAAGTGATCCGGCAATGTCGAGATTCCAACTTGCGCCATCTACAACCGCCTCAACTGCGACGACATCGCCGGATTCGATATGACGCAAGACGCCTTTTCCGTTTGATCCCGTTGCGAAAGTTTCGCGCCATGTCAGGGTATCGCCAAGGTAAGCCGTTGAGGGAATGCTCATGGCCTAGCAAAGCCCTAATATATCGGCATTTCAAACCTATTATTAGGCATCCGTGACGAAATTGCGGGGAGTTTTATCTAATTGGTAGTCTTTTACGGCCTTTTCAGGGGTATTTCCCGCGAGGTTTTGCGCGATCTTGGCATAATTTGGATTGAGAGATCGGGCTGCGGCCATCGCGTAACCCCGCACATCGAGCGGCTCGTTTCGCAATCTGTTAGGGTTTGAGAAAAACTGGTAAAAGTTCCCATCCTGCCCTTTCTTCATTTCGACATCCTCGCAGAGGAGCATCTTGAAATATTCCGGCGTGTATCCGAACCCAAAGGGATAATGGGGATACCCAGGCGGGGCGTCGCCTTTCTTGTCCCATCTCAGATTGGCGTTTTGATAAATCAGGGACTTGGCTTCATGCGTCCCGATTTCGTAAACAGTGACGCCTGCCATCTTTTTAGCGGGTGAGACAATCGGCTTTGAAAGAACCGTTGATCCGTAGATTGCAAAAATACCACGGGCCTTTCTGGCTCTGGTAAACGCTCGCACAAAGTCGGTCTTGTATTTCGAGTCGATGAACCCGCGCACAGCCTTTAAATCTTTCCCTGACGGATGCCGAAAGACTGACCCTTCAACGAGCTTATCGACGGCATTCCACACCGCGTTTTCCGTGGGCTTTCCAGAAAGAACGTGATAGCCAAGCCCGAAAGTCTGGTTGTCGATGCCATGCCCGACAAATTCAAGCTCTACGCGGTCACCTTGAACGTCTCCGCCGAAGGTGACCATGATGCAACTATCGGGAATGAGCAGGGCCCCGTCGTGGGCGCGTGAGAGGAAATCGTAAGCCTCCATGGCAATACCCTCGGGGCTCGGCTTCTCCTCCTCGGGCGCTTGGTATGTCTCAGCGTCAAAGGTATTGACCAAAACCTGAATAGCCATCTCGCGGTTTTCCGCCATCTCGGCATCAATCTCAAGTTGCGCCACGTAATGAAGGTGGCTCTTGAAACCCTTTTGAACGGGGTGCGGTGAGGTCATTCCTGACGCGTGAAACCCCGCAATGCCTGTAAATGGCCGCGTCGGGGTCCATTTGTCATGAGACAACACGAGCGAGCGCCGTTCAGCGTCCGTGATTTTGCATCCGTTAGACGGGCACTCCATGTATGCGTCTTCCGGCGCATCCCTCTGGTATCGTATCTGATTGCGATGCATCACGAACCACTCGGAGCAATGAGGGCACGGGTATTTCATCACGCGATAATCGCTTTGGAGCATCATGTCTTCAATCCGCGAAGATCCCTTTAGGCTCGGGTATGACGCTGCTATTTTCACAGTGTCAGGGTATTCCGTCCCGCGAACCCATAAGATTTTCAGCGGGTCGCCTTCATCCGTGTTTTTAAATGCGTCAACCTCGTCTGCGATCAGAAGATTGCCTTTCGCCCGTCGCATTTCGGTCGGGACATTCGCGCCGAATACGTTTAAAAGTCCCCCTGGGAACATCTTGTGAAGAATCGTGTTTGAGCTTTTCCGCCTGCCCTCGCCGTCACCTAAAACCCTATCGAGCGACTCCGTGCATCGAATCAGGCCGGTCATAAAGGTTTCCTTGCTCCACTTCTCAGCGGCTCCGATGGTCGGGTAAGTCACAAGGATTTTCCGTTTCGATTCATCAATGGCGTGCCCGATAATGTTCATGATGACTTCCGTTTTACCGGATCGAGACGGCATCATGAATACCGTCATCTGAACATTCGGATCAAACGGGGTCCGCATCATTTCCCGCTGATACGGAGCGAATGATAGGCGATACCGCCCGCCTCCCTCCATGCGGCGAACTGATTCGCTCCACTCCTCGCAGTTCAGGGTTTTCTTGAACCGGCAGAGCTGCAACAGATAGCGGGCGCTCTCTTTGCGGTATCGAGCAAGGGCGGAAATTGCGGACATCACAGGGCCGCAGGATGGTCGGCAATGGTCGGCGAGAGCGCAACCTCCTGCGCGAATAGCGTTTCGGTAGGCGTTACGAAAAGCAAGATCGCAACGTGCGCGGCGGCATCGGTCAGGGCGATTAGCGGCTTTGTCAGGCCGGTTTCAAGAGTGACGGCAATACCCGGCCTAGCGGGAAAATTGGATTGAACCGTCGGCGGGGCATTTACACCCATCGAGGTCCGCGCAAGATCAAAGGCCACGGATTCAGCCGTTGCCGTGCGCGATACCAGAAAAGATCCTTCCGAGATTGCGTCAAGCTCAAGCTCAAGCCGATATGACGAAATCCCGACAGGCATCCAAACCGTAGTGACTCCGGCGCTGACTGCGATGCGGAACATTCCGCCCGCCGAAACATCTGAGATCGCAATCCGATCAACCTGAAACGCAGACACCGAGCCCGTGGAAATCGCTTCAACCGTTGCCGTTTGGGCGGGAATGGAGGTAAATACCGAATCCTCGGCGAGCGTCTGAACGGTTAGATCAAGTTCAAAGACTGCCTTCGCGCCCGCAGATCCCGCAACGACCGTCCTGCACCGGCTCGCGAGTGTCCCGATAGCGGAATGTGAGACGGTGATTGCATCCCGCGCACCTACGGCAACAAATGCGACCTGATACAGCCCATTCTTGCCTGTCACGGTCACGCCTCCCTCGCTGCTGACTGCATCGAGGTCGTTCAGGGCCTGCGAGATCGTCCAAGCCCCGGCCTGATCTGCTCGAAACGATGCCGATCCAGCGCCGAAGCCCAATGTAATGCGGCCTACCGTGATCGGGATAGCCTCTTTCAGCGCCAAAACAATGCGGTAAGAATCGGCAGCATCAAGCGCCAAGTCCTTCCCGATCAACTCAAGATCAATGGAATCACCGAGGATAATCGAGGGCGGCATATCGCTGATCCTCCCGAATTTGTCAAATGTTAGGCGCATGAATCAAACCTAACGAGGCACTTTCTGAAAATCAAGTGAAACGCTCCTTGAAATCGGCTTATTTTAGGGGCTTGTTAGGGCATGGCCGAAACAATCGACTTCAGACTTGGGCGAGTCCCTGACATTCGCCTTCCGATTGGGGCGAACTTTTCCGCCGCGTTTACATTTACGGGTATTGATTTGACGGGTTACACGGCAACGCTCGCGGCTCAAAATCAACTTTCCCGCAAGGCGCGCCCGGTTCTCTGGTCAAAATCAGGGATCACCGTTGGGGCTGCTGCAATCTCTTTTGACATTGCGCCAGCGACTGTCGATGATGATTCCGTAGCCTTCGATGTGACTACGGCGGGATTCTCAACGGGTTACAGCCTGACTGTGTTTGAAGCTGGCGTCATCGTGATGCGGATGCAAGGTGAGATCGAATGGATTCCCGAGGTTGGCGATTTTACCACGACTACGGCGGCGGCTACGGCATTTTCAGTAGCTGTAGCGGACACGCTCGCGGTAGCCGTAGCGATTAACGGAGTGTCTGGAATCCAGGTTGCCAATTCTGCCGCAGCGACAGACGCCGCGTCTACCCAAGCGCTAGCAAACGCATTGAGGCAGGCATTAATTGATTTTGGAATCATGGCAGCTACCTAAATTTCATGAGCGAAACAATCGACTTTAGACTTGGGAGGATTCCCGATTTACGCCTCCCGATTGGCTCTAATTTCGGCGCGACGTTTACATTTACGGGCATTGATTTGACGGGATTTACTGCCGTTCTCGCGGCCAAAAATCAAAACTCAAGGAAGACGCGCCCGAGGACATGGACGGATTCAACAATTACCGTAAACTCAGACAACATCTCTTTTAATATCAGCCCTGTAAACACCGACGACGACGGAAACGCCTTTTCAATCGCAACAGCCGGATTATCGACGGGTTACTCAATCACCGTTTACGACGGAGCCAATATCGTCCTCCGCAACCAAGGGGAAATTGAATGGATTGAAAACGTGGGGGATTTCGACACAACCATTGAAGCTAACGCGGAATTTTCAGTAGCTGTATCTGCTGTCGCTCTTATTAATGTCGCGGTATCGGGGGCGTCAGTCAGTCCGGCAGGACCAGCGGGAGCGACTGGCGCGACGGGGCCAACAGGGGCAGCCTCAACCGTCGCAGGACCAACGGGACCAACGGGACCAACGGGAAGCGCGGGGGCAACCGGCGACACTGGCGCAACAGGACCAGCGGGAGCGACTGGTCCGGAGGGACCAACGGGACCAACGGGACCAACGGGGCCGACGGGAAGCGCGGGGGCAACCGGCGACACTGGCGCAACAGGACCAGCGGGAGCGACTGGTCCGGAGGGACCAACGGGACCAACGGGGCCGACGGGGCCGACGGGCGCGACGGGCGCGACGGGCGCGACGGGGCCGACAGGCGCGACGGGGCCGACAGGCGCGACGGGCGCGACGGGCGCGACGGGCGCAAGCACAAAGGCGGCGATATACCAACATCAGCTAGCCAGCGGAACCGACGGAGGCACCTTCACAAGCGGCGCATGGCGAACGCGGGCGCTGAATACGGAGACTTTTGATCCCGACGCAATCGCGTCGCTTTCCGGGAATAATATCGTTCTTGCGGCGGCAGGCACCTACCTTTTGAGGGCGTCCGCGGTTGGCTATAGCGTAAACAGGCATCAAGCCAGGATCTACAATGTTACCGATTCATCAGTCATCGCGCTAGGCTTATGCGCCTTTTCGAGGTCGGGGCCCAGTGCAAATTCCAATCTTTCCATTGCGTCCGGCATGATCGTAACGGCGGGGGCCAAAACAATACGACTGGAACACAGATGCCAGATCACTCAGGCGACGAGCGGCCTCGGTTTAGCGGCCAGCTTCGGAACTGAGGTCTACGCCGAACTGTCAATTACCAAAATTGCATAAGCATTGAGCCCACCTCAAATACTTTTAAAATATGAAACTTTTCTATGACATTCGCCTCGGTTACCTCGTCCAATCCCCCGGCAGTTCATCGGCTCTTTCGTCACTCGACGGGAAGGCTGGCGACGGTCAAGAGATCGTTTTGCAATTTGGCCGATCATCTGATCCCATCGAAACGGGAACCATCATTCAATCTGGATCATGGACGGCTGAAAACCTCGTCGGCGGGACAGTCATCACCTGCGCGATCAAAGAGACAGGCTCGTTTTCTGATGGCGTTAGTCTTGCCGCAAACTCGTCATGGACGAATGACGCAGTGCTAAAAACCTACACTGGCTATCTCAACCTCAACACGGTTCCGATTGATACCGCCCTCGCACGTCTCAGCGGCGACGATGAAAACGACATCGAAAGCGCGTCGTGCGGCTTTGAATTGTCCTTCCAGCCGGGCGGTAGCGGCTCATGGCGCAGCTCGGTGCTGCCCGTAAATTATACGCTCTATCATGACATCATTTCCGGTAGTGAGGGCACTCCGGCAGCGGGCGATGACGCGGCGCAATATCTGCTCAAGGCGGCGGGCATTGAATGGCTGCCCACGGTTACAAGCAAGCTAGGCGGGACTTCCGCAGACCTCGATTCCATTGCGACAGTTGCGCGCTCACTAGATACCATCGTCGCCTTTTACGACGATGACGTCGGCAATGATTGGGTGAGAATGTATCGACTCGAAAGCGGCACTGATGCCGAGGATTCGCCTACGATCATTCGGCCTGACGATTACGCGGCCACGACAAATGAGCGAGTATGGAAGCTCAGACCCTTCGCGGGTGATGCACTAGTAAATCCAAATACGGCTATTGGCATCGCATCGGCGGTCGATGGGGTCGCGGCACTATTCGATGGCGTCACAGGGAAGCTGCTCAAGCAGGCGACAGGAACGGGCGTTGCAAAGTTAACTGCTGGCGTTCTCGGGACGGCGACGGCCGCAACTGACTTTGTTGCACCGGGGGCCGCTACTGCTTCTGGGCTGACGATGGCAACCGCTCGCATTCTTGGCCGGACTGCGGCGGCGGCTGGCGCGCCCGAGGAGATTCAGATTGGCGAGGGGCTATTGCTGGACGCGGGCATCCTTAATACTAACATAGGGCTAATCACGACATCAACCGCGACGATGGTAACTGCGCGGATTTTGGGAAGATCGACGGCGGCAACTGGCGCGGTCGAAGCGATCACGGTAGGCACAGGTCTTACGCTCGCATCGGGCACACTGACAAGCGCGGCGCTACCCTTGGCGGTAGTCTCGCCGGTCACGGTGGCGACTCTCAGCGTAGCGACGCATAACGGCAATTACATCGAGGCGGTGAGCGCAGCGACTTCCCTGACCATTCCCCCGCAATCATCCGCGTCATGGCCTGATAATTCTCACTTTTGGATTGCAAACCGACTTGCATCGGGCAGCGTCACTATCGTCAGAGGGGGGGGCGTCTCGCTAATCTCATCGGGCACCGCGTCCGCCGATTATGTGCTCACGTCAGGCTCGGTTCCTATTCACATCTGGCGCAGTTCAGAAAACGTCTGGCGCGTAATCTCATAACACTTTCATTATGTCAACTCACCGAATTGCAGAAATTTCAAAAGATGCCATCGTGCCGATTTCACTGTCGATTTTATGCGCGATGACCGTAGGTATTTTCTTTTTAGCTCGCACTGTTTCCGAATGGGAATCGACGATGAGAGAAATCAAAAGCGCCATGTCGAAATCATGGACCTACAACATGGAGCGCGAGTCGTGGGCTGAATACCTCCGCGAAAATCCCGGCGTGACAATTCCTAACATTCCCGCAATTCGAGCGGAGAATCAGAATTAAAATTCCTCGAAAAACGCGCCGTGGGAAACGGTCACTTGCAGATGCGCGTTGTCGGCATCGTCGAATGGCGGATTAACATAGCCCGATTTTTCGCCCTCGTAGTTTAAAACCGATGTAGAAAATATGGGGTTAATGCTTCCGCCGAGGCCGAAATATCCCACATTGGCGCTTACTCCAAGATCCCATATCCAGACCTCATCTAATCCCTCCCGGTTATTCCACCTTGGCTTTGCTCCTCCTACATCAGGCGGGCGCGTTGATCTGTTTGCCGGTTTCCATCTGCCTAAGCTCACGGCAACCTGCAAGCCGTAAAAGGAAAAGAACGGATTAAACTCATCTCCAGTAGGCTCAGTGATTATAAGATTGAGGCCGCCGAAGGTTCCGCCATAGGACTCGACAGCTTCACGGCCAATAATCCATCCAGGCTCATTTACCACCTCGTCCTTAATTGTAACGCCGGATTGGATCGTAAGCTCCTTTGTTGTTCCTGCAATAATGTCGTAATCGAAAGTTCCTGAAATGAAATCCGGCTCGCTGCCCGTAGGTGTGACTGTTATACTAACATTCCAAACTGAGGTTTTAAGGAACTTCGACGCAAGCGGCGGCGGCAACCATAGCGGAGAAACGCGAGTTATTGTTTTAAAGTTTTCGGCGGGATCATCACTGGGATCGTCCCCTTCTCGATATGAATCAGGGGTGAGAGTAAAAAAGCCAAGCTCGCTTGGAACGGTCGTATGGATTCCCTCCGCCTGTTGCGCTCCTGAGTCGCCGTGTAAATAATCGCTTATCATGTCAAGGGCACCAGTCGCGGCACGTAAGCACTGGCGGGACGATCAGGAATAAGCACCTGATGAGATGCCAGCGCTTTGATTCCCGGTGTAATATAACTGATTGCGTGGAAATCACCCACTCTAACAGAGCCATCAGAAGATACGTCTGCCAGCTTATAGAGCGGGAGGTTGGCTGTTTCGAGTTCGTCGTCGTCGGTAAATGTGTAAACTTCAAGGCCGCCCGATTCGTCTACTTCCTTGAGTGCGAGTGTAAACGTGTATGGATCTGCTATAACGTCGTCAATTTTGAGGACTACAAACTTATCGGACTCAAGCGTGATTGGCGTGTTGTCTATTACGATTACGGTTCCGAGGTCCGTGATTCCAGCTACAACCACGGGGGCGCGGAGTTTAAAAGTTCCTTCATCTTCACCCGCTACCAGATCCCAAGGGCTTTCAACACTCGCTGCCATAAATACTGATGGCGGTTTCCAACCATCAGGAGTTTGCAACCATCCGGGCGAGCCGCCGGGGTTAACTCCATGTTCGCGTGCGTAATCGGCTACGGAGTTAAGCCCAGCGACCATCGCCGTATTACCGCTTTTAAATACTGGCTTTTCTTTCATTATGTTCCCACTTCTTGCACCGGCTCAATCAAGTTGGACCATGTTTCGGCAACCGCCCAAACATTATCGGCAATACGCTCCCGCTGAAATGAAATCAATCGGCCAACCAGTTTATAGCGGCCTGAAATGCTGCCCGTGTATTTTGGCGGGTTAGGTTGAAACAAAGTGTCCGTTGGGATGGCGCTCGGGACAATACCAGGGTATTTCGTATTTCGCGGGGATTGTTCCGTCCGGCTGATGTATCTCACCGATGTCTTTTGAGCGAAATAATTAAACGTAATATTTTCGTCGTCGTCAGTGTTGATCGTGACGCTCTGAGCTGAAATGTCATCGGTGATTGAGACGACTCCATTTTGCGAATCAATGGTATCAATGAATCCAAGTATGGTAATGTTGATCTCGGCAACGGGTCCGCTTTCGGTTGAGTCGATGGTTTCAATTCCCATTGTGCGATACGATCCGTATCGACCGGCGCGCCGATAGGTCGCTTTTGCGGCAGCTAGAGCAGATGCAGCCCCGCGCAATCGGATAGAAACGGAATCCATGCCGCCGCGATTTTTCGTTTCCTGAACGGATACCTCGCGGAAAGCGGTATTTGCAACTGAGATTGGAGTCGGCATATTATCCTACTGTTAGAGCTTGAGTTAGTTTCCCGTCGATGCTTTCGAGTGAGCTTACTTGCTTTTCTTGCAGCGTCTCCGCTTTCTTGCTTTCCTTGTCACCGCCGACTTTGCGTTTAGCTCCTAGGGATCCGGTTTGGAGTCCCGACGACCTGCCAAAAGCTCCGCCCGGATTCTTTTGATTTGCTAGAGAAAGGGAAGACCCGCTACCTACTGCAAAACCTCCCGCCTTATCGGCTTGCATTCTCGCCAGTTCCGACAGACCGGAAAAACCAGACCTTGCCAGTTCCGTTGATTTTGCGGCGGATGCAGCAACATCCTTATTGATCAATGATTTTGAAGGCCCTGCTTGCTCAAATGGGTCACGCGGTCCGTAGTCAGTGCCGAATGCCGGGAATGCTCCCGATTTCGCGGCGGCTGCTGCCGCTTCGTCTGCCATCACTCGCCTTTTCTGATCCTCGGATTCCTGATCGTATAAATCGGACTCGGATGTTGATCCGCTCGGAGCGGACGGATTCACCTCGGGGAAAAGATCCTTGAATAGCTGCTTCCATTCCTTCGCGGCATTCTCGCTTTCCTCGCTAAGTCCCCAGTCAATCCCGCCAAAGGCAGCGTTAATCGAATCCTCAAGGGTGGATCCCGCGCCTTCTATCGACTTTGTGAACGTTCCCTTTAGGAGGAGGTCAATGGCATCGCCGACTTCAAACAAGATTCTTGCAAATGTTCGAAATAGGGCCTTGCCCATGTCCAGCACGGTCACCTTTGAAAAAGTATCTTTAAAAAATGCAAGCGCGGCGGCAAATCCTTTAATGAGATATTCGGCGAGTAATCTTCCGCCCAATTTAAGCGACTCGAAATATATTGGGACAAACTTAGAGTAAGACTCCGAGATTTCTGACGACGCAAGCGTCGAAATGAACCGCCCCGCGTATTCAAGCGCGGTCGTCATGCCTAAAACAATCCCATCAATGTTCGCTGCTACTTTTTCAAAAAGCGG